ACCCCGGAAATACACGCTGAGAATCTCACCGATGGGCAAAAAAGAGCTATGGCCCACCCCGGAGGTGAGAACTTAGTTTTGTTTAAAGATAGGGCATCTTCTGTAGAAGCTAGAGAGAAAAGCCAAGCTACTAAAGCTAAGCGTAGAGCAGAGATTAAAGAGTTAGGTCTCTTTGTTAAAGCCCTAGACTCTATTGGTTACGAAGTATCTGGACAAGCACCTAAGGGCTTAGATGTATTAAAGCTTCTTATGGTAAAAGCCATGCAATCAGGTGATGATGCAGAAGCTGGTCGATTAGCATCAATGGTTGCTGAATATGAAGCACCTAAGCTTACCCGCAGAGATGTGGTAACAACTGCTGTTGATGTTAAAGATCTAACAGATGATGAACTAGCATTAGCACTACAACAACTGAAAGTTGTTGAACATGTGGAGACAGCCAATGACTAAATGGATACCACCTAAGACTATTCTTGGAGACCCAACCAGTCTTAACAAAGAAGCGTATGGTAAAGTTGCTAAAGCTAAAGTTGCACGTAGTGCTAAGAATGAAAAAGATGGTAAGTATAAAGTTGATAATTACCGAAATACCCCTTAAATTTATATAACTATTGATAGTTTGTATGGCCTAATCTCGGAGATAGAATATGGCAAAGAAGAAGTTTGAGAAGGTAGACGATGAATCGCTATTGGCGTTAATCGAGAGTGGAGTAAAAGGTTCTACAGGAACTTGGCTTAACTCATCTGACCTTACACGCGAAAGACGTATGGCAACATATGAATACGCAGGATTACCCCTAGGCCATTTAGCCCCTGAGGGTGTATCAGGAATTGTGTCTTCAGATACTACTGAGACTATAGAGGCTTACCTCGCTGTAATCTCAGAGTTAATGTTGAACAATGAAAAGATTGCAAAGTTCACACCTTATGATCAAACACCTGCCGCATTAAAAGCTGCACAAGATGCATCTGATGTTGTAAACTATTGTGTGTTTAAAAAGAATGATGGTTGGACATTGTTAAATACATGGATCAAAGCCTCTTTGCTTTGGAAGAATTCAATTATCCGTTGGGATTATGTAGAAGATTTTAAGTACGAATATGAAGAATTTGATGAGATTAGCCAAGAATCCTTGGATGAGAAGTTGGGCGAGTCAGACATTGAGATTGCAGGGGACTTGCTTGTCTCACCTCGCACTGACGGTGTGTATTATTCTGATGTTCGTTTAAAGAAAAAGATAGACAAGAGTCGTGTTAAGATTGAGAATATCCCTCAAGAAAACTTTCGTATTAGTCGAGATGCTACTAATCTAGATGATGCTACTTTTGTAGGTATTGAACTAGAGCTTACACGTAGTGAGATCAGGTCTGAATATCCTGATGTTGCTAAAGACATTGATGATTGGGATGACCTAGGTGATGAGAATTGGTCAGCTGAGTATTCTGAAGAGATTGCTGCACGTAAAGAAATTACAGGGCAGTCTTATCACGCTACCAACTCTCGTGATGACCATAGTGAATTAGAAGCTAGTCAGATTGTTACACTAACTGAGTGCTGGATTAAAGTAGACCGTGATGGTGATGGTATTGCTGAACTCAAGCATATGATTGTAGCGGGTAAGCATTTATTATTTGAAGAAGATGTAGACTCTATTGCCTTAGCATCTATATGTCCTTTCGAAGTACCTTATGAGTTTTATGGTCTATCTGTAGCAGATATGACACGTAGTTCTACTTTGGCATCTACTGCAATTTTAAGGGGCTTTGTTGAGAATACTTACTTAACAAACTATAGCCCTCGTTTAGCTGATCCCAATGTTGTTGACTTCTCTGCATTGCAGAACATGAAGCCAAAAGATATTATTGCAACTAATGGTGCCCCTCAAGGCGCTGTAGCTATGTTGCAACCTGAAACCATCAGTACTGGCACTGTACCTTTATTGCAACACTTGCAAACACATAAAGAACAAGCCACTGGTATGTCTAAGGCTGCACAGGGTTTAAATGATGAACTATATGTGTCAGGTAACTCTGAAACTAAGTTAGCAATGACTCAAACAGCTGCACAGAAGCGTATACAGCATATTGCACGTATATTTGCTGAAACAGGCTTTAAGCGCTTAGCAACAGGTGTCTACACCTCCATGCGTAAGAACATGAAAAAGGCTATGACCCCTAACTATACTGGTGTCTATGCAAATGTAGATATTGATAAACTACCCGCACATATGGATATGACTGTAGATGTAGACTTAGGTGAAAATAGTAACGCTAACAAGCGTGATAAGCTCACCATGATTGCTACACAGCTATTACCTCTCATTCGTGAAGGTGGTCAGGAAATGATTTTACGCCCTGATGTTACAGCAGTATTGGCTAATAATCTTTTATCCTCCTTAGATGAGAATCCATTAGACTACATAGAGGATTATAATTCTGAAGAATTTAAAGAAAAAGCTAAAGGAGATGCTGAGAAAAAGCAAAAAGATGCTGAAGAAGCTAAGCAATTGGCTAAAGAGGCTGAAAAAGCACAAATGGACCTAGCTAAGGCTAATGTTGCTTACACTAACGTACAATCAAGTAATGCTATACAGGATAACACTAAGCAATTAGCTGTGGCAATGGATAAGCATCAACAAGAATGGGAAAAGCTTCGTCAAGAGGCCTTAAAAAATGAGGTTGAACCTCCCCAAAAGCCTGATATGAATCAGACGATTCAACAGGCTATGCAACTTATTAGTGGCATGGGAATACCTCAAAGTGGTGGTGGTGTCTTAGATGATGCTGTCCGCAAAATGGGCATTGAGCCTGAACAAGCCCTGCAAGTTATCCAGAAGATGATGCAAGGTGGACCTCCGCAATAAAGGTATTTTAAAATGCGTAAGGAATATGAAGATGTAGCTAAAAGACGTTTAGCTAACACAGCAAATCACGGTAGTCATAAGATTCACCCTGATGTGTTGTCACGTAATGCCCATGTAGAGGCAGAGTTCACATCTAGAGTCTTAGATGAGTTCTTTATGTCATCTTATGGTGAAATATTAGTAACATACTTCACTCAGTGGCTTAAAACAGAGCCTCATGAGACGAAAACAAGGGAATTTTTATATTCCTGTGCTATGGCCCTAGGTTCTGTAAAAGAACAATTGGTTAAGCAAGAAATGTATGGTAAAAACGTACCTGTTATAGATGAAATGAAGGATAAACAGGATAAAGTTAATGAAGGAGACGAGTAATGTCAATCATAGACCCTACCCAATCGGATGGCGCTATAGACACTGATGCAGCATTTGATAAAGTGCTACAGTCTAGTGATTTTTTTAAAGAAGCAGCAGAAGGTGTACCTGAACTTGATGAGGACACAGAAGAAACTAGCACTGATGATTCTGAGGAATTGGATGATGTAGATACAGACACTGAAGTTGATGAACCTGTCGATGAAGAGTCTGATGATGAAGAAGAAGTTGCCTCCGATGAGGAAACAGAAAATCCTGTAGATGACCCCGTAGGGGATATTTTAGATCCCAATGAATATGATCTAGATAATCTGCTAGTAAGTGTTAAAATTGATGGTGAGCAACGTAATGTATCCGTCAATGATGTAATTAAGGGTTACAGTACTGAACAATCTTTGGGTGCCAAGGGTCGTGAATTCGGAGAAGAGCGTAAAAAGTTTGAATCCGAGAAGACTACTTATAATCAAGAGATAAACGCGTTGGCCTCAGCAGCATCTGAGCAGCTAATGGCCAATGAGAAGTACTGGGAAGGGCAGTATGTGTCCATTGAAAAAGAGCGGGAAACTGCTCGTGACGATGGTGATACATACGCTGCTTCCGAACTTAAAGACAAATTAAGCGAAGCACAAGAACAATACTGGGGTGCCCGTAAACAGCGCGAAAGTATTACTTCCAATGCGCAGGCACAGCAAGCCGGTATGGACCAAGAGATGTTAGCTAAGGGTGTAGAGCATTTTAATGCTACCATCCATGAGCACATTTCAGATTGGGACGAATCTGTAGCTACCGCTGTAAGAGAATTTGCTTTAGAAGAAGGGCTACCTGAATCACTATTAAATGTGGTTACAGACCCCGCAATCATTAAATTTGTAGATGGTTATAGACGTATGAAGACTAATGTGTCCACAGGTGCTAAGAAACGAGCTAAGGTTACAACCAAAAAGGCTCCACCTAAAAAAGGGCAAAGTGCGCTTCAGAAAAACCAAACACAGAAGTTATCTAATCGCAACAAAGTATTATCTGGACACGGTACTGCTAATGATGAACAGGACTTCTTACGTTCTCTAGCGAATAGATCACTAGGAGAACGATAATGATTGAACAGCTAAATAAAGCTATAGAAATTCTAGAGCGTCAAAGAGCACCTCTATTGAGGGAAATTACCTATAACGAAGGGCGTGCTCGGACTATTGCACCACAGCTTTACTATGTAAATCTGTTATTATTGCAACTGAAAGAAGAGGTACAAAGTGCAAAACCTGAAGTACCTCGGGGTGTAGGTCGCCCCAGAAAAGAAGCTTAGAGACAAAAACTCTTTAACAATATAAACTTAATTACGAGATGGCGGTTAAACCCCCCTACCAATAAAGTAATTACAGAAGAGAGAACAGTAATTTGACCAGAGGCTGTTCTCAACTCTGCAACGTAGATGGATGTGAATAATGTATATGGAGATGGAGGCAAGACCTCTTACCAAGATATATAAGCTGCGCATAATTCTTACTCAACGGTCGTTAAGTTAAATTTTAATATCTAATAGGAAAATAGCAAAATGGCTAATTATACTTCTACAGGCCCTAAGGGCAAGAATGCTGCCGCTACTACCGAAAAAGAAGACTTGGCGAACTTTATCTCGATGATTACTCGTGATGAGACTCCGTTTACTTCTTCTATCGGTACTTCGAAAGCATCCGCAATCTTTCACGAATGGAACACTGACGAACTAGATACTGTTCGACAGTCTACTGTTGCTGAAGGAACCGACATCGGTTCTACTTTTCAGAACCCAGATGCTCGCGCCCGTTTGGGCAACTATACTCAAATCAACTCCAAGCAACTTAAAGTTTCTGGCACTAAACGTGCTGTAGACCAAGCTGGTGTAGCTGATGAGTATTCTTATCAATTGAAGAAGCGTGGCACAGAAATGCGTCGTGACTTGGACATCCATGCAACTAGTTATGTTGGTGGTTCTACCGCTGCTGGTACTGATGCTGGTGCTAACTCTGGTGGTGCTATCCGTCGTGCAGCTGGCTTCTTGTCATTTGTAGACTCTGGTAACGTTACTAGTGCTGCAACTGTTGCTGGTACTGGTGATGGTGATGGTACTATCTCTGCTACTGGTGGTGCTACTGTAATGCCTGTAGCTGCTACTGGTACTAACGCTGTTGTCTTCGGTAAGCTTGAGTTATCTCAGGTTGACGAAACTATGCAGAAGATCTATGAAGCTGGTGGTAAAGCCACTAAGCTAATGGTATCTCCTTCTCTTCGTCGTGAGTTCTCTGCCAAGGCACAAGCTGCAGGCGCTACCACCTCTACTGGTGCTGGTTCTGTAGGTAATGCTCGTCGTTCTGTTGACGATGGTAAGCTACGCCAGTCAGTTGAGATGTACATGTCAGACTTCGGTGACATCATGGTTGTACCTAACTACTTGATGGGTCTAGCACCTAAGCAAGTAACTGGTACTACCGATGCTTCTGGCTTTGCTGCCGCTGACTCTACTGCTTTGATCTATGATCCAATGTGGTGGAATGTTGCTACTCTACGTCCTATGCAGGAAGTAGATGTAGGTCAGCAAGGTGACTCTACTGTCGGCCTTATGGTCGAGGAAGTTACCTTGGAATGCCGTAACCCTAAGGGTTCAGGCGTTATCGTTGGTCTGATTAAGTAGAAATACTTGATTTTAACCCTACGGGTAAATTAAGTTTTACCTGTAGGGTTTTTTTAATTTGGAGATGAAGATGAGTCTGAAGGACGAAATCATATTTGAAGGAAACTCTTTTAGAACACAAGTATCTCAGGATATTAATGGGGTATTAGAACAAACTGCTCTAGACAGAGAATATCAGGAAGCACATGGTAAATCTAAAAAATACCGCAAAATAGCTACGATACCAGATGTCGTTGCAATAGAAATTCTAACAAAATACGGGCTTGATCTACATGCCCCGGATTTTATGCACCACCCGGTAAATGGCCGGAAACTAAGGCAAATACTTAAGAGCGAGTATCCAAAACTTCTCTTGAATACATAAGGAGAGGCTAATGTCTTTAACAATACCTGCGTCTAGTGACAGCACCTATGCAGCATATAAGGTTGCACACCCTGCGCTTATTAATTTGGTAGATGATGTACGTGATTGGTTGAACCGTGATGAAGATGTAGTTTCAAATAATCTAATTGGTTCATTCATGCAAAAAGCAGCAGATGATTCCTACAAATCACTGAGGATACCCCCGTTAGAAGTGACAATAAATGTGGTGGTAAGCTCTACCAATGCTACAAATAATGAACTACCAATACCAAGCAACTTTACAGAGTTAATACGTTTGTCCAAACTCTTAAGTATTAATAAATACGAAATATACAATGACAAGGTCGAACTTACTGCCTTTGATGATGAATACGCATATAAACCTAATATTAGGTATTTTACCCGTAAGGGTACCAATCTGAAGTTAAACCCAGTGTTAGCATTAGCCGAGACCTATGAGCTACATTATTATGCTAGGGGGTTTTCTTTAGACGCTCTTACTACAGATACATCAACAGAGATATATAATTGGCTACGTGATGATAATGAGAAAGCATTTCTCTTTGGTTCATTAAAATATGCCAATATCTATTTAGGTGACTTAGCAGCCGCTGATACTTATGATAAGCTATTTACGGCTGAAATAGAGTCACTAAATACAGAAGAGAAGCGTCGGCTAGCGCGTGGGGCCAATATTAAAACCATCTACACTAACGCGCTAATTTAAGGAGATAATTATGCCTACTGACGGTACTTCCCTAGGCGGTTCTTTTAACCGAGCTACAAATGACAATCTATTATTAGCAAGAACAGATATCGAAGCAGCAGACGCACACAGGATAGCGGCAGGAGTTTCTGAAGCTAATGCATTGGCTTCTAAGAATGCGGCAGCAGTAAGTGCTACTAACTCTGCTAATAGCGCCACAGCAGGTGCCTCGAGTGCTTCCACAGCATCAACTCAGGCTAGTTTAGCAACTACAAACGGGGCAGCGCAGGTTACTCTAGCAACTACACAAGCTGGCCTTGCTACCACAAATGGACAAGCACAGGTTACTCTGGCTACAACACAAGCAGGTATAGCTACAACTA